TAGGTACAAATTGATTCAAACCATTGCCGACGATAGCAGGAATAACAGTGTCTGGAAGATAAAACTTCATGCCTTCCGCAACAGAACCGTAGTTCTTGAAAAACATAACAGCTTGCGCTAATTGTTGGTATGAAGTGAGTGCTGAGGAACCATCACCAAAAAATCGATAAGGGCCAGAATATGTATTCAGCGTTCCGCCAGGTAATTGACTTGTAACTCCAGAATCCCAATTAAGTGCAATATTTCCTTCTACCAAATTTGCCAATTCTGCAATAGCTGATTTTCCAAACACACGCATGTAATCTTCTTCACCTTTTTCTAAGTTAAAGATGCGTTGTTGCGAGGTAACAGTGAAAGATGTGTTATTGGCTTGATCGGCGACTAATTGCAAAACACGCTGAACAGCAGGCTCAAATGAAGCCACCAATCCTGCGGTTGTTGTAAAACGTGGGGGCAAATCGAAGGTTACTGTTGAACCTAAGTTTGCTTGAATTTTATCGAAATCTTTAAATTTCGTGTTTGCAGTGGATATGTGGCAGCAAAGGTTTAACAATAAACCTAAACTTGATCTTTGATAGGTTTGGACTTGTTGCAAAATATTATTGGGAAATACTGCCATTATGGTAGCTCCTAACTATGATTAGTAGTTCGGACTCACAGTGTGTGCATTAGACTTTGTACTTTAATCTATAGTCTTTTACGCTCATTACACCATTGTCCGTACCTTGATTAGTCGGACGCAGTTTTGATAATGGCTCATTGGGGATTCTTAATTTGCTAGAAGCTTCGTTGTCTTTTATAGATTGAGACAACCGTTGCACCTGCACAATCGCATCCTTTGGCGACTTCGAGCAAAGATATTCGAGTTGTGACATTTTCATTCGATCATTGCCGAATGCATACAGTATGTCATGCGCGTTTTCAGCGTGTTGTGCCAATAACTGTACTACATTAGGAAATTGAGCATATTCTATGTCGCTCGTCACCTTGTCAAAATCTTGATACTTTTCACGACCTGGAGCTAACTTGTTCCAAAAGATCTGCACAATCCTTTGTGCATTGTCCGCTTCGGCTTTGGTGCGTGCATCCTGCACCCATTCATCACGTAAGCGTTGAGCCTCTTGAGCGGCAATCTTCCGATATTGATTCTCATCAGGCGCTATGCTTTGGTTCGAAGGATATGATTGCGCCGGAGACGGAGCTTCACCATATTTTCTAGCGGCATAGTCTGGCTGTTCAGTCGACACACGTTTGTAGTCTTCTACTGCCCCATATTTCGCCTTTTTGACAATATCGTTTACTTCTGATTGCCTAAAAGTTCTTTCTTCAGTCGCTTGCGCAGGCGCAGTTGGCGCTTGCTGTGCTGACGAAGTTAATCCAGGTGAAGACGTATCTTGACCTTGGGCTTGTCCATTTGCCATTTCCATTATGCTATCCTTAGCAGCTATTAACCCCGCAACGGTTATACCCCGCCTTACGAACGGGTCTCGCTCATATTTTTAAAGTGTAATGAATCACTCGCTATTAACCCCGCGACGGTTATGCCCTGGATTACGGCCAGGTTTCGAAGAAAGGGCACATCATGTTTCCTTTCATGATTTAAATTTAATCCTCTCTATCTGGCATTGCAAAAAATAATCAGGTGTTTTAGGATACTTACCGGTGTTATAAAGAATCATGCAATTTCATAAGGACATGAAATGATCAAGTTATTAGGCGTTGAATATATAACCAGAAAAGAAGCTGTCCATAGATATGGTTTTTCTATGTCATGGTTTGAGCAGAGACAACATAGGCACGAAGCGCCGCGATTCATTAAAATTCGCGGTAAAGGTAAAGCACTTTATAATCTCACTGAAACAGACAATTGGTTTAGAAAAAACATGAAGGAGTCTGAATAATGGAAATAGAAGAATTTCTTATATCAATTGATGTTGATTCATCGGGAGCTAAAGCGTTATTAATGCGATTTGGGATTGGTAAATATAAAGAAAAACACACTTATAAAAAAATAGGATCATTGTTGCCCAATAGACTTTATAAAAATAAATTATCTGTTTCCTCGACCAGAGCTAGAGAATTAGTTCGTAAAGCTGTTCGACAATTAAGACATCCTATGAGAAAAGAATTATTAGATAATTATTTGACAAAACAAAATGAATATATACTTGTATTTAAAAAAATATTAAATGAATTATCATAGAAAGGAATCAGAATAATGAATAATGATGACAAAGATAAAGATAGAATAATTGCACTTGGTAAAGAATTAAATAACCATCTTAATGGAGCAATAAAAATTTTCTTTGAAAAATTTCCTGATGAATCGGCGGAGGATGAAGCAAAAATATTGTTTATGTCAATTTCAATTTTTTTAAGTAGTTTATCTTTTTGTATTACTGATCAAAAAGATCATGGAACAAGAAAAGATTTTATTTCGGCTATATATAAAAATTCCGTAGATATTCTTGAATATAATAATAAAGAAAAGGAAGGATTAAATTGACAGATCAAGAATTTATAGTTCATGTGGCAGATATATTAACCTCTTGTAAATATTCTCCCCTAGAACAATTGGCAGCTATAAAATTAAGATATATACAAATGACTTTTCCAGAGCATCAATTAACAAAAGAAAGTTTAGATTTATTAGCAAGAATAGAAGGAACCACCAACCAATGAAAAATTAGTGGTTCATTAGAGATTATTTAGTGATTATATAGTTCAAGGTAGATGCGCCGGGATCGCCAGAGCTTGTCACAACAAAGGAGCCAGTGCCTGGAACCACTTTTTGAATGGACACAGCATTTGCTTGAGTATTCCACGTAGCAACCACACATGAAGCGCTCGTACAAAAGGCATCCGTTACAGTTTGAGCCGCGGCACCTCCTGCAACAACAGCGCCAGCAACCGACTTGAATGCCACGCCTTGGTCTGCCACAGTTCCTGCCGTATCGCTAAATTTTGCCAAATTCCCTAATACAGTCGCAGCGCTAACAGATGCTAATGTTGCTTTTGTATTATCTGACACAGCTTTTGATGCCGCTGTGCCCAATACACCGCCGTCTTTTATAGAACCATTGGCATCTGCTATTTGCGCAATATGATTCGTCGTTAAGGTACCTAGTGATGTCACTACAAATGCATTTGAAGCATTAGAGGGTGCTTGAGATGAGTCTTTAATTTGGCCAGTCGTACCATTAAATACCGCAAAATCACCGCTTACTACAGGCAATAATACGTCCCCTGGATTTGCCCATTGGGACAAGGTTATGACGCCATTACTTATTGAAACAGTAAATATGCCAAAAGTACCGCTATTAGCTTGTAAATTGTAACTATAAAGAACGTCTAAAACATCAGAACTTGCAATAGGATTGCTTTGTAAGTCCACATTATTAAGATAACCCGCAGTTGTTATTGTCGCCAAACTATCAGTAGTCACCATACGCTTTATTTGAGGAAGAATGCCGACTTGTGATGGCAGAATAACAGGTAGTTGAAGAATGCCCATATGATAATCCTTTATCAAAAATTAATGATTTTAATTAGATTTTATGCTTTGCGTGGCGTCGTTGCGCCGCCTTCTCTCTTCCAATTGGCTTTTTCTTTCGGCTTTCCAGACATCTTGCCAGGTTCGCCAGTACGACCGCCTTCACCTGATTTTTGTTTAACTCTTTCTATTCCTTCTTGATGATTATCCTTAACTTTTCTATTGTCTATCATTGTGAATCCTCCGTGATTCTGATTATCATACTTTAGGTTTTAAATTGACACAATCATCTTAATCTTTTGTCAATTGCAGATATGATTACTTTGCCTTTTCTAGCTGTTTGGCTTACGCGATCCAACTCTAAGTAAGAATAAGCTCCCTCAGTATTTAAAAATTCTACCTCAAGATATTTATTTTCAATCTTTTCCAATTCAGCAATAAGTTTTTTAACAGTCATTGGCATAATCATTTTTCATCCATATTACAAGGATTGCATAAGTTTTTACCATAACAGATAGAACATTTCCTACCTTTAATGATTTCTCTAAGAGAATTATTTTCCTCAGATAAAGTATGAAGTGCGTTATCTAAGATACCAATCCTGGTTATATATCCATTTTGTCTTTCGTGCCAATAAATTTCCGATTTCTCCAGCTTTTCAATTCGCTCTTTTAGTGCTAAATTTAATCGAGAGATGTCTTTATCTAACATGAGAGACATTTCGCCTTTTTCTAGTGTTTCAATTCTTTTAGATAAATTAATTAAACAACTTTGATTATAAATTGAATCTTTATTAGATATTTCTTCAAGTTTATCAATTCTTTTTTGCTGAATAGATGCTAATTTTCTATGAGCGCCGAACTGTTCTAGTGCTACATAATCATTTTCTAGTTTATCAATTCTTTTTACTAATATTGAAAAAGTAACTGGTACATCATCTATCTTGCATTTTTCAATCACTTCAATACGCTCAAAACATTTTTCAATTCCAGTTTCCGCATGTTCAATTAAATGAGTTAATTCAAATAATCCACTGGCGGTCATTTTCCATAATTCATTTATTTTACTTTTAATGCAGCAATTCCCGCAGCTTTCCGATGCAGGATGACAACCGCATGGACAATCTTCTTTTTCTAATTTGTCATCTGCGCTCATTTCTTTTCCTTCTTAAAAATTTTATTATATTATAAGCATTAATTATTTCTTCTAACAAAGAATCAAAAACACTGTAAACATAACCGCCTAAAAATAGAAGTTCATATTTTAATCCGTAAAATAATCCTATAGAAGCTAATATTAATACTAGCATAATTGAAGAAATCCATTTATTCATTTTGGCGGTTCCGGTAATGGCATCCAATGGGTTATTCCAGCAGCATAACAATTTGTTGTTTTTAACTCCCATCCATGTTTTTTTGAATATACATTTATTCCTATATTTAATGAGTTTTCAAAATCTCTTGGAGATGTTACTAAAACAAAAACACCAGGTTGTGGAAATTTGTCTTTAACACTTATCCATTCATTCATCTTCTTTACATCCATTCTTAACCCATTGAATTATTCTTTGATGACCTTTCTCGGCTTCTTTGTAAGTTGAATACCTTTCTTGGTAAATATCAATTCCTTTATAGAAAACCATTGTTTCAAATACAATAGGGATATCAATATAAGGGTTAAAATTAATCCCAACAAATACAGCGGATATTATTTTTCCATTAACTTTATCATCCCCGATATGTAGGAAATTTATTGGAAAAGTTTCTTTTCTAAACTTCGACCATTCTTCTAATGAAGATTTAGTTACATTTTTATTTTCGTCCAACTTATAATACATCTTTAAATGCCTCTGCTTTAATAGTTCACTTGGATAACCAATAAAATTCATCTCTCATTTCTTGTTTTCATTGTATAAAAATAGTTACAACCGATAAGCTCTCTTATCGGTGTTAAATAAAAGCTCAATATTATTAATGTTAAGCGGATTAATTCATTATATTACATGGTATGTATTACAACTTCTTTACAAAAGGAAATTCATTTTTAACCGGGGTTAAAAACCTATCCATTGTAATATTCTTTTGGCCACGGACATGAGGGTTTTGATAACTCCATATTTCGCCTGTTTCATCTAAAATAACCGTCCATATAAGATGGTGCTCATTTCCATAATCAATCACTAAAATCGCTTGCCCTGATCCTTTGGGAGTTTGCAAGGGAATAGTTGGATTTAACTGTAAAATACTCATAAAAATTTACCTGCAATGCTCATTAATAAATACAATGCCACCGCTATGATTAGCACTGTTATCATAAAAATATCCTTATTTTTTATGCATTTTCTTTAACTTTTCAGCCAATATAGCTCTTTGACCTTCTTTTCCGTGAGCCTTCGCCGCTTTTTCAAGTTTTTTGGTAGGTATTTTCTTATCTTCTGCGATTCCTAATTCTTTATGTAATTCGCCAGGACGCTTAATAGCACCTTTAATCCATTTCTTTTTAGCCATATAGTTATTCCTTTAATTAATGACTCCACCAAAATATACTCGTCCTTTAAGCAACCCTAACTCCTGCTTAAACTTTACTCTATCTGATTGCGCATCATATCGGCATTCAAGTGAATAATATTTATTTTTATTGCTCTTAAATTCAAATTTTCCACATCTAAAGCATTTCATTTCTTTGTTTTTTGAAACAACAACCATTTTCTTGAAGCATGGCATACAACAACCTCTGATATAGATTTTACTTTTTCGTTTAAAAGTATAGAATAGAGATAATGATTTTTCCTTTAAACATTTAGCGCATTTTTTCTTTTCTTCCATAACTAAATCCTTTTATTCCATGCTTCTATTGCCTTCTCAAATGTTTGATAATCATAAGAACTACTTAGACAATCCATACAACGAATTTTTGACCATATGATAAGATCATTGCAAAGATCGTCACTCCCGCAAAATGGACATGGCTTTAATTCGTAAGCACCTATCTTCATTAATATCCTTTGTGCATTTTTTCAAGTTTTCCTACAGTCTTCTTTTCTTTCTTGATCAATTTCTTTTCTTTATGCTCATGCTTTTTCATTTTTTCTTTCATTTTCATCTTAGATTCTTTTTTCATACTACATTTTCCTTATGTTATTTTCCATTTATGTTCTGGATCAGGAACAAAAGTCATAGACTCAGATGTTGTTTCACTGTTGCTGTCATTTACTTCAAATGATTTAACAAGCCATCCTCCATATACTTTAGCTCTATAAGTTGCACCTATCCCTGATCCACCGTTTAACCATATTGATTTCCATCTAAATATCATTTTTTATCCTTTAATTTTGGCAAATAATCTTCTTCATTATCAAATGGATCAGCATCATGCAAATACGCTTGTCCATATTTTAATAGATTATCAGCCATAAAAGCACAAGCTCTTCCTATATCAGACTTCATGCCAAAGAAAAAACCAGAAGCTTCAGATAAATGTTGCAATCCTATTTTTAAATCTTTTTTTTCTGATTTGTCTAACATTAATATCTCCATAAAAGTTTTATTCTTGATAATCCTGTAAGTTCCACTTATGCTCTAAATCTGGAATAAAAACACTAGATTCACTACATCCGCCATTATCATGCCATGTTTCAGTTTTTAAAACCCATCCTCCAAAAACTTTTGATCTCCATGTGACAATCTTATTTCCTATATCTTCATCGATTTTTTCCCAGTGAAATGCATATCTCATTTCTTTTTATTCTTAAATTTTCGTTTCATTGCATAAGCTATGGCAACACTTTGTTTTTGTGGGTTACCCGCATTAATTTCAGTCTTAATATTTTCTGAAAAGGCTTTCTTAGATTTAGACTTTTTCAAGGGCATATAAGTATTTCCTTTTTTTATTAAATAGATTGCCTTTTTTCATGATAAAGACCTTTTGATTTTAAATCCACAATATAGCCTTCTTTACCGCATGACATACAATGATAATAGCCATCTTCAATAAACAGAGGCGGCCTTTCACCAATATGAAATGGACATACTATTATTTTATTTTTATCTATTATTCTTTTTCTCATGCTTTTATTTACGTTTTCCGTATAATTCCTGATACAAATTTCGTCTTTCAGTGGGGTTTGCACCATCCATATGACGACGTAATGACGATTCTAATTGACGATCATTCATTTTGTAAGCTTTTTTTAACTCATCTTGATGAGCATTTTTAATGTCATTCCATGTGATTTTCTTTTCCATTCATCAATTCCTTTGCTATTTCAACATTCAATTTTAATAACTGTTTTCTAGTTAATTCAACAAAAGGGAAAGGGGAAATTCCATCTTTTCCCTTTGTTGTTTCTACAACGCCAACCCCTGGAATTTCTAAAGCTATCACATTTTCCTTGAAACATTTCATAATACATCCCACAATTATTTTCATTTATGCATTCGCCCCTTGCGCTTTTTGCTTAGGTTGGGATATTAGATGATGCGTCTCAATAGACTCTTTCGTATGCCTATGAGTCATATCTTTATGTTCTAGGGCCGCTGATATACCGTCATGCTTTTGTTTATGCTCCATGTCATTATGTGCAATTGCTAATTCGATTGCTTTTGAGAATCTCTCAGTTTGCGCTTCAACTAATCTTACTTGCGACTCATCTTGAGACATTTTCATGTCAGATTCTAGTTTTTGCTGGTCATGCTGTAATTGCGCCAAATCCACCTGGAAATCTTGTTGTTGTTTAGCGCCTTGTAATTGAACTTTCTGAGCATCAGTTTGTGCCTTCATCATAGCGGGATTATTTTGCATTTGTTGTTGTTGCAATTTCATCGCCATTTGTTTTTGTTGCTGAATTTCCTTAGTCCAACCTTCAACTAATTGTTTGAGCTGCTCAATGCCTCGCCCTTCCATATTGTCTAAAATGAAATTCAATCCTTTTTCTGCCATGAATTGTGCGAATAACGGTGACATACTAGAAATTTCTTTTATCATTTGAATAGTACGTGATTTCTGAACCTGGAATGAAGCACCCGCTTTTAGACAGACATTAAATTCATTTGGATCAAAATCCATATCCAAACTTTCTTTCTGGTTTAGCTTTACATATCCTTTACGTCCATCCTGATCAACAATAGGCAATGTGCGAGGTGTAGTGTAATATTTTGGCATGAGATTAACATAACATTGCGCTGCTCTTTGATAGCCTTGCAAAAATCCAACGATATATGGCATAGCTGTTGCATTTGATTGTGAAGCTGCTTCAGTAATAGCAATTCCAGACAATTGATTGTTATTAATTCCGAGACTTGCATCATAACTTCCTAAAACATTTTGAATGAGTGAATCAGCCCCCGTAAATGCATTAGCAATTTCAGGCGGCATAGGATTGCGTACTATTTCATGGATAGGGTTATTAATAGGAAGATTTGGGTCTTCTTCATAGACAGAATTATAAACCATCACGCTAGCTTTTTGAACATCTTTATATGCCTGCATAAACTCTTCTTCTTTTGGTAGCGCTTCTTTAGCCACCATGAATTTATGTTGTATCGTATTTTCAATTTCATTTGCCCAGGTAATACCTGCATAATTCTTTAAACGTTGAGCGCCTCTAGCATGATATACATAAGGTCGGGTATACTGCCTTACATTGCCATTCTTTGGTGTCTTAATCATGACACTTGAACCATCCACAAATATTAAAGGCAGCATTTCAAAATCGGTTTCTTTCTCTTCAATAATTAAGTTTTCAATACATCGATAACGCCATATAGTCTCAATCATAGTTTTACGTGGCTTACCGATAATCGCTGGCGGTTGTGTGAAATCTTCCCAGTCTTTAATCATTTTTTTATAATCTTTGTATTCAAGTACAGCACCATCATTTAACTGGATTATTTCTATTTCTTTCTTTTTCTTCTCATAATAATCAGCCACTATAATAATAGGCGTCATATCATTGAGATATGCCCAATTAAATCCTGCAAAATCACGTCTAAAATTAATTTGCTCGATAGGAATATCAGGATAAGTATCTATAAAATCATCTTTTGCCATCGGGTAAAGCTCAAAACAGAATTGACCGTCTCCTTTATGAGAATCACGGGCAAGTTGATCAAAACCACAAAGCGTCGGATCAAATGCCCTTAGAATGCTAATGACTTGATGCATTGATTTAGCCGAAGGATAATCCACATCCATTTTAAGAACGCTAAAACCGCCAGATAATAAGTCTTTATATACTTCATATCTTGTATGATGATTATTAGTATCATTAATGGTATGACGCATATGCATTTCAATAATGCGTAGCATCATAGGATCGGCTTTATCTGGATTTTCGGCATTGACTTCAATATCTGGCTCTTGCTTGCTAAATTCTCCTAATAAGCGAGATATATAAGCTTCCAGCACATTAAATTCAAGTTGAGGACGGCCAAGTGTTGCGAGTAATGTTATTTCATCACTCGTTAAAGAGGATTCAAAGACAAAACGCCTGAAATCATTGTAGCGATCATAATTAGGTTTAAAATATTCATATGCACGACGGACATTAGTTTTAATGCGCTCTAAGTCGGTTTCTTTCTGCTTCGCCTCATCCATGAGACTATCCTTTTAAAAAGACAACTTTATGGTTTAAATATCTTTTTAATCTTTTCTAAATCTTTCGCATATGGAGCAGCATCAGAAATATTTTGTAATAAATCATAATCTAGTGAGGTTAAAATCTTTAGTAATTCAATATTTTCTGGCTTTCTAAACTCTGCAATTAATTCAACAATCTTTCTATAAGATTTAGAAGTTTTAGACAAATTATCATATTTATCTCTTAAATCTTGTATAGAATTGTAAACGTTCTGCACTCCTATGCTGTGCGCACGAATTAAACTTTCTATTTCATCCATACGCTTTAAGATTCGCGCTTGAACTGTATAAATATCTTTAGCTTCATCACGCAATCTTCTATAAATACTATCCATTTTTTCGTATTTTTCGTCATGATATTGCTTTACTAGTTCATCAATATCAGTATACATTTCATCTCTAGCATCGATAATATCATTCGACATACTTCTAGCTATATTATAATATTCTCTGATTTGTAGTAATATCTTTTCAGGTGATTTATCATATTCCATAAGCCTTTGACCTTAATCTATCAGCTTGATTGTAACCGCTCATTAAATTTTTAGCGACTGATTGATAATTCTTGTCTAAGTGTTTGGCAATGATTATTTTATCAATTAGGGCCATCTTGATAGCGTCATAGGCAGTATCGCAAATATCATCAAACTTATGCACATTATTTGCTGTAATCTTACGCATATGTTCTCGAACTATCATGGTGTGCTTGCCCTGCACAGGCAAAGATATTTGACCATTTGCTATAAATTCTTGCATGGAAATAAAACGGGTAGTCTTATTATTTTTAGCGCCCGCTCTTTCAATATCAATAATTCTCAATCCCGGTATATTCTTTAGAGTTGAAACAAGCGTTACTCCAGTGGATTTCTTCTCGATAGCAGCAAATTTAGGCTTAATCCTATAACGCATACAAGCAGTCCAAAAATCGAGAAACTCAGTTTGCAAATCTTTGGGTTCAACCCGCATTTCGCGGCAGTCAATCCAATGAAGCCCGTACAATTCATCGACACTAACACCATTAAAAGATATGGGATATAAACCCCAGAAAGAGAAAACAGTAGCATCGTTATATTCTTGTTCCGTTTCAGCACTATCGCATGTGACAAACGTTGCAATAATATCTGGCGTTTGATCAAGAAGAGGAAACCAAGATTCTTGAAATAACCCGCCACCCGCAGGCATAGGGTCTTGTTGATATTGGGAAGCATAGACATAAGGTTGTTTCTCTCGCATCATTAATAGTTGAGACTTAGGATTAACTTCGGGATAACGGGCATTACCAGAGTCATCCAATCCTTTGATGATAACCTTCCGCCATTCCTGGCCATCTGCACCAGAAAATAGATGTGCAAATATATCATCTTCATGTAGCCGTTGGCCAAATAAAACAATAGGAACATTGGGCGCCCTTGGTCTACGTTCTATTGTTTCAAAGTAATTACGCTTTACACGTTCACGAATAGTATCACTATGAATATCGTCCGGTTTATGGATATCGTCAATCATGACACCCCCACTAAACCTATCCAATCCTGGCAATCCTGCGTCATAACCAACAATGCCACCTTGACTACCAAAAGCATAAACAGCGCCATTGGCTGTGGTCATGAAAGCATCTTTCGCAGAACTATCCCGCCTAATATCAATTCCAAAAAGATTCCTATATATAGGCATACACATAGTTTGCTTAATGGACGCGGTATGTAATGCGGCCAATTCAAAGCTATGACTAATATATAAAAACTTACAGTCAGGGTAATGCCCGAAACACCAAGTAATAAAAGATTTACATAATTCACTTTTTGCCCATCCTGGAGGTAGATTCATTGCTAATCGTCGGGTTTTTAGATGAAAGGTATTTTCTAACTCTCGGCATATTGTTTTAAAGTGTGACTCATTACCATCTGGACGCGATAACATAAACTCACGGCCAGTGCGCTTTTCAAACATGAACCGATGGAATGTGAATAAGTCGGATAATAGTTCACGGCGTAATTCAATATCAAACGCTATTCCGTTTTGCATTTATGTAATAACTCACGGTCTTTTTGTATTTCATCTTGATTAGTTTCCTGCTTTTCTTCTTGCTTTTCGTTCCATTCAGCTCGAAAACGATTGCGCATATTCATCATCCACAAAACATGGTTAAATTCTTTTCTATAAAGGTTTTTACGTCCTTTTTCTTCCCACCATCCCTGTGAAAAATCGATCCCTTTTCTTACAGCGTCTAAAAACTCCGGATGTTCATCCTTCCAATTATGAAGCGTTTGCCTGCAAACTTGAAGCTTTCTAGCAATGGACGTAATCGACATGCCTTTGTTTAGACAGTTTTTTACAATTTCGCAATATTCAGGGCGATAATCTGTAGGTCTGCCTGTTGCATTAGTCTTCATAATTGCACCCTATTGGATCATTTTGATTAATGTATAAATTGACAGGATGAAAAGATAGCAATAATAGTAAATTAAAAAGAGAGATCACTAACAAAATAGATATCAAAATATTATAAATTAGCGACTTCTTGAGTGCCTGAATCATTTTTCTCATCCTTGAGATTGTCTAATTCTTTGTCAAACATTTCTTGTGCATCTTTATCAGATATATTTTTATTCAATGCCTTAATTTTTCTAATAGCCTTCTTATAATGATGACTATCTTTATCGATTTTAAATTCTTTCGGCTCATCTTGCCAAACTTTACCAGTACCATTGCATTTTTCACAATCATGGTAAATATGACCACCTGTAGTATACCGTCTATTACCATCACATTCATCGCATTTAATCTTAGCCATAAATCATCCTTAAGTTATGGAGATAGCTTACCATTTAACTAATAAATGTACAACATCATAAAATAAATGAAAATAATTCAAATAAAGTGTTGCAATGATATTATTGTGATGTTATCATGCTCTTATCAAGTCAACATTAACAAAGGGGAAAAAGATGAACAAATTATCAACCGCAGTAAAAAGACTAGCAGCAATCAAAGAAAAAGGATTAATGACAGAATTAAAGAAACACAGAGCTTACTTTTACAAAATGTATAGAAAAGGATTTATGAGTAAAGAAGAATTCTTAAAAGCCGACGATTCAACTTCTTACACATTAGCCGCATTAAAAGAATAAAACAACCGGGGCGCAAGCCCCTTAACTGAGGAAATAAAATGATTAAATTAACATCAACAAAATTAAATAAATTATTCACAAAATGTTATACAGCAAAAAGCATTTCAAAAAACGAATGGCAAATGAATACTATTGGCGGAGAATTATACATAAAATTAATAGATAATGATTTTGTACATATGAAATTTTTAGAGCCTAAGAAAGCTAATACAACCCATTTAAAAAATGAATATAGGTTCAATCCTTTTTCTGGAAAATTTAATTTTCATTGGTTTAAGAAGACACCTTATGATTACAAAATTGCAGAATTAATGAGTTATATTACTAATTTTTATTTACCATTGGAAAGATAATAAAATGATTCACATAATTTTTACAGTCATATTTTGCTATTATATAGCATATCTATTGAGTCTACAAAAGGAAAAAAAATGGTAAACGAACAAGAACAAACAGTAATAACAAAATACGATTTATATTATGAATCTCGTATGACAAGAATGGAAACAGTATCAGAGGAACTCAAACAAAATGTTAAAGAAATAAAAGCAGATTTGCGTTGGATTTTTGGCATATCAATGGGATTCTATGGAATAACATTAATGATAATTGCGCGCGGCTTTCACTGGATAGGATAATCATAATGGCAACTACCATTAAAACCATAACAATCGCTCTCACCAAAGAAGATGTAAAAATAATTTATGAACTAATGGATAATCTCGGAGAAACACAATCAAATGTGATAAAACGCGCATTATCATTTTATAAATTTTACTTGGACACAAAACAATGAAAGCATGTTGTAAAAAAACCTATCGATTAGCATTAGAAAGCGTTTTAGATGCAACTATGAAAAATGAACCGTCGTCCACTCAAGATATTATTGCTGCTTTATAATATACTATAAAATTATTAAAGGAAAATGAAACATGAAATCAGAACAAAAAAACATTAATGACACACGTATAGCAATTTTAGAAATTAATAATAATCATTTTTCTGAATTTTTACAAAGAATAGAAAGACAGTTAGAAAAAATAGATACAAGATTTAATAAGCTAGAGGAAAAAATAGAAAATGGATTAGATAAAATAAATAATAGAATATGGTCAAATTTTTATTGGATATTAGGCGCAATAACAGGATTAGGCTTATTAATGGCACATGGGTTTAAATGGTTTTAATATGAGAAAAATAAAATACAGAGCCTGGCATAAAGACTTAAAAATAATGAGAGAAGTAGCAACATTAAATTTAGCATTTAATGAGGTAATTATTTTAACCAAAAAAAAAGATAC